AGCCAGTAAGCATCAGTATGAATCCAGTTATCAACCTCGCAGCTTTGATACTCCAGGCAACCAGCCATGTTGTAAATGTCTGCATCACTCATGTTAACTGTTCCATACATTCCCATCAAGCATTTGAACTTTTCAAGAGCTTTGATACATTCGTCTGGAAAGATCATCATGTCTTGCAAGAAGTCTTTGTCAATATCTCCACCATGTATAGCTCCCTGGTTAAGATCTTTATACTTAGTGTGGACACTCTTGACGTTAGCCTGGGCGAGAACTTTACAAAAATTCTCTACACCATTGAAGATTTCTTTCTTGGTGAATATATTGTAGCAATGTGCATGATTGCCAGGTGCTTGAGTGTAGGCAACTAGTGCTGCAATGTGTTCTGGGTTTACGATAAATGCGCTCATTATTTTCTCCTATATTTCTAAAATTAAGTTAGCTTCGTTGATGCAATCTTTGTATGTTGCAATCAATTTTTTGCATGACATTTTGGCACATCCAATGCCTGGTGTTTTTTTCTTAAGTTTTTCTAAGCTAGCAAGTGTTTTTTCTAACTCAGCAATTCTTTTCTCTAGTTGCTCAATCATAGTATCTCCTTAGTTGTTGAAGTGGTCGAAAAGTGGCAAGCCTAATTCTTGCCAGGCAGCTGGAGTTTTGCTAGTCATTGTGATCTCATAGAACTCTTTGACTATCTTGTTTTTTCCCCAGTAATCTTTGATGTGATGCACACCGCTTTGATCTCTTACTTGATCGTTGTAAACAATCTGGGCATGGCCAGTAGTTCTTACAAAGTAGGCAGTATCTTTTTTGGTGCAAAGATTAACAAACTTATTAAGTTTGCAATGCTCTTTTTGATGCTTAGTTTTAACACCAGCGTGCTTAAACCATTTTGGATATTCACTATGAAAAGTTCTACCTTTCCAGTTATGATGTTTGTATCTTTTGCCACCAAAGTTTTTGAACCAGGCCCAAGTATCTTTGAATGGCTTTTGTGCAGCAACAGCACAAGCTAAAACGCCACAACAAGGACCTTTGGCTTGATCCCAATCGTGAGCGGTCAAAGTGAATGTTGTCATGTTTATTACCTCCATTACTAATATAATACACATGACGTTAAACGTCAAGGGGTATGATCAAATAAATATAAATTAATTTTATTAACATCAATGTGCTTGACTAAATGATCTGAAAATAATACAGTTTTTAGTAACATTACAAAAGTTAACGCCTGGTACTTTAGCGCTTATTAGTACCAGGCTTTTTTATGAGCTGGATTCATGGCCAAAGTTATTAAGATTAGAGTTACAAAAGCTCAGATGGAAAAGATCTGTGAGAGGATTGCTGAAGGTGAAAGCCTTACCAGGATATGCAATAACACCAAGGATCTTCCAAGCTGGCGTACTGTGCTTAGATGGGTGCAAGAGAATGATGATGCTCATGTTATGTATCGTAAGGCTAGAGCGTTGCAATGCGAGGTTATGAGGGATCAGATACTTGACCTGGTTAAGATGGCTTTGCCAGATGATCCTAAGCTAGCAATGGCTGAAGTACAAAGAAGAAGATTAGAAGCAGATCATATGGATAAACATATTCGGCAGATGCAGCCTTTAGGTGTTAGGGATAAAGCAGAAGATAAAGCAGCTGCTAATAATGGCCAGGTTACTTTGTCCTGGGCGAATGGCAATCTGGAGATTGTGTAGGAACTAAGTATTTCTTAATGTATTGTTTGGCAGTAATCTCGCACACGGAAAATAATTTAGAAAGTATTTCAAAAGTTTTGCCACTAGATTGCTGGTAACTGTTGTGTGGCTTACAAATAGTTACGAGTAGCTAACTCGTATTTGGCCTTTTTTTGCAGAAAACAACCCTCATGCACCCAGAAATAGGCCGCATCTTATTATGTATATATTATACTCTTGGGAGAGTGTCTAAGCCATGAACATTGAGATTCCTTATTCACCTAGACCACTCCAGGCAAAACTGCATAACGAGCTAACAATGAAACGCTGGGGAGTTGTGGTGTGTCACAGACGATTTGGCAAGACTGTGATGGCTATAAACCATCTGCTAAGAGCTGCAATACTTAATGCACAAACCAATCCCAGGTACGCTTATATAGCGCCTACCTATAGGCAAGCCAAAGCTGTGGCGTGGGATTACTTAAAACAGTTTGCTGGTAAAGTTCCTATGGTTAGGTTTCATGAAACTGAGCTTAGATGTGATCTGCCGAATGGTGCGAGAATACAGCTGCTTGGAGCTGAGAATTATGATTCACTGAGGGGAATCTACTTAGATGGAACTGTTTTGGATGAAATGGCAGATCTTCCAGAAAGTTTATTTCCAGAAGTGATTAGACCAGCTTTGTCTGATAGGAAAGGCTGGGCGTTCTTTATTGGAACACCTAGAGGTCACAATGCTTTTTATGATTTGTATGAAGCAGCAACAACATCTGATGATTGGTTTACACAGATTTATAAGGCTAGTGAAACTGACATAGTTGATAAAGAAGAATTAGAAGCGGCCAGGTTGATGATGACCGAGGACCAGTTTGAACAAGAGTTTGAATGTTCTTGGGTTGCTAATGTGCCAGGAGCTATTTTTGGAAAAGAATTACAAGCCGCTCAAGAAAGTGGGCGCATAGGAAATGTTCCCTATGACCAATCGCAAAAAGTAGATACCTGGTGGGATCTGGGTATAGGTGATAGCACCGCCATTTGGTTTACTCAAAGTGTTGGTAGGGCGCTTCATGTTATAGATTTTTACGAGAATAGGAATGAGGGGTTGCCGCACTATGCGAAGATACTTACGTCTAAAGGCTATTTTTATGGAAGTCACAATGCGCCGCATGATATTGAGGTTAGAGAGCTTGGCTCTGGCAAAAGCCGCCGAGAGATCTCATACGATTTGGGGATTAATTTTAGGGTTGTTCCGAAGCTGCCAGTTGAGGATGGCATACACGCTGCGCAACTTATTCTCTCTCGTTGCTGGTTTGACCAAGCCAACTGCAAAGCTGGATTAGAGTCACTCAGACAATATCATAGAGCGTATAATGAACGATTAAGGACTTTTAGGAATAGTCCAGTACATGATTGGGCCAGCCATGCGGCTGATGCCTGGAGATATTTTGCTGTGGGTGTTAAGGAAAACCGAGGGTTTGAACGACCACCACAAGCGATTGCAGATAGTAGTTATAATCCATTTAATAGTATAGGAGCAATGTAACATGGGCGGATTATTCGGCGGCAGTAAGCCAACACCACCACCTCCTCCACCACCACCACCAGCACAAGCTGTGCCAGCGCCAACAAAGCGTAGTGAGGTCGAGGATAAAATGAAAGATCCTAAAAGGGTTTCTCGTAAAAAGACGATTATGACTTCACCACAAGGCGTATTGGGTGAAGAAGATGGAGTGGCGTATAAGACGTTATTAGGTGGCGCAAGTAAGAAATCCTAGCTTTGGTGAGGTTGTCGAGCTTCTTAGGTATAGTCGGCTGCACCGATCAGTTCGCTTAAGAAAACTTATAGATAATTTTGAAACACCATTAACGATTAATCAGTATAGGTACTGGCGAAATAAACATGAAAAGCTTGTTGGCTTTTGTGCTTATGGTTTGGTTTCTGACGAAGTGCTTACCAGGCTAAGAGATGGCGCATCAATGGAAAAGGATTGGTGGCAATCTGGCAATCATTTATGGCTGGCTGAGTTTGTCGCTCCCTTTGGTCATGTATCATTTATTGTAAAAGATACAGTCCGCTATTTTAACAAGGAACATGGAATTGAAACTGGATATTGGTATAGGCCTTCTAAAAGCAAAAGAGGACATATTGGGCGAGATCATGCCCTGGAACAATCCGACCTTATGTTTTATGGGTGGAGATGATGGCGGCGGCGGTGGCGGCGGTGGAGATGATGATAATTATGATCCACCAGAAGAAGATCCAGACTATGATCCAGATCCACCAAGTAGTCCAGATCCAGGCATAGGTGATGATAATGATGATGATGACGATAGTTATCAAGATAATCCAGCACCAGATGATCCGCCAGATGATTTTTATGAAGATGGTCCAACACCACCAGATGATGATTCAGAAGATATATCAGATGATGCACCAGAACCAGGTGATCCTGGCGGCGGTGGCGGCGGATCAGATATTGGAAGTCCAGAAACTGGACAACCAGGATCAGACACACCAGAAGATGGAACTGACCAAGATCCAGGCATAGATCCAGATGAATCTATAGTTGGTGACGATCCAGCTTATGAAGAAGAACCAGATCCAGGCGGCGTTGTTATAGATGATGATCCAGTACCAGATGATCCAGGTATGGGCGGCAATCCAGGCGGCGGTGATGGCGGCATGGATATTGGCGGTGAACCTGGTGGAGATCCAAGCGCTGGCGGCGGCGGTATGGATATATACGAACCACCAGAAGAAGGTGACGATAATTTAGGCGGTGATGATAATGATGATTATATTCCGCCAAGTGGCGGCGGATCAGATCAGCCAGATAACACAACTGGTTCTAATAATCCAAGGGATGTTGTTAGAGCTGGTGATGAAGAAGAAGAAGAAGAAAGAAAGCGTGGCCGATCAAAAGGTACAATTTTAACATCAGCTCAAGGTATTGTGGGCGGTGCGCCTATCCGCAGAAAAACTTTATTAGGATTATAAATGGCTTCAGATGATTTAGCACGATTACTCAATGAACGATTTGGCAGTCTGGCTGCGCAAAGAGTTACCTGGGAATCCCACTGGCAAGAAATAGCAGACTTTGTTGTGCCAAGAAAAGCAGATATTAATAAGGTTAGATCTCCTGGTGACAAAAGATCTGAACTTATATTTGATGGAACAGCCATTCATGCAGCAGAACTTATGTCTGCTTCATTGCATGGGATGCTTACTAATCCTAGCACTAAATGGTTTAGTCTTAGATTTGGTGATTTAATATTAGATGGCAATGACGAAGCTAAAGAATGGCTGGAAAGTGTCGAAGATATCATGTATCAAGAGTTTGCCAGCTCTAATTTTCAAGAACAAATACACGAATTGTACCATGATCTAATTACTTTTGGTACTGGCATCATGTTTGTTGAAGGTGATGACGAGCCTACACCAAGCTCATTGAGGTTTAGCACCAGGCATATTGGCGAATGTTACGTTTCAGAAAATGAATATGGGCGTGTTG